ATGGGTAGAACCGGACACGACGGGTTCATCAAACAAGACATAGGCTATAACAAGCTTCCTTCCCAAAAGGCTTTCCACGACTGCAAGTCGCGATTCAAGGGATTTTCAGGCCCCATCGCTTCCGGGAAAAGCCAGGCTTTGTGCCAGGAAGCCATCCGGCTTAGTTATTACAACCTGGGCCGGTTGGGTCTGATCGGCGCGCCGACTTACCCGATGTTACGCGATGCCACACAGACGACATTCTTTGAACTTTTGAATATCCAGGATATTCCGTACGAATACAACAAGGCCGAGAACATGCTTACGATGAAAGACTCCCGGTCGCGAATTATCTTCCGGCCGGTGGACGATTTCGAACGGCTGCGCGGCACTAACCTGGCATGGTTCGGACTGGATGAGCTGACTTACTCGCCGGAAGGCGCGTGGCTGCGACTGGAGGGCCGGCTGCGCGACCCGCAAGCCAACCGGCTTTGCGGTTTCGCCGCATGGACGCCGAAAGGCTACGACTGGGTCTATCGCAAATTCATCGCGGACCCGGTTGCGGGATACAGCGCCATCGTCGCGACGCCCAACGAGAATACGTACTTACTCGATAAGGTTCCGGATTTTTACGAAAGGCTGAAGAGTAGCTACGATGAAAACTTTTATCAACAGGAAGCGCTTGGGAAGTATCTGACCATGCAAGGCGGACTTGTGTATTGCGCCTTCAATCGCGCCGATCATGTAAAAAGCCTGCACGCAAACCCGAATTGCCCGCTGTGGTGGGCGCTCGATTTCAACGTGGACCCGATGTCTTCGGTAGTGGCACAAATCGACGGACGGACGGTTCTGGTGCTGGACGAATTCGCCCTGCGGCACGCCAGCACGCACGAAGCTTGCGAAGAGTTTGAAAAGCGGTTTCCCAATCACCGGAGCGGGGTGGTGATATACGGCGACGCATCCGGAAACAGCCAGCACACCACGGGCGCCTCGGATTACCAGATCGTGCGCGAGTACTTTCGGATGCACTACGGCGCGCGCTTTGCCTATAAGGTGCCCAAAGCCAACCCCAGCGTGCGCGAACGGATCATGCTGACTAACTCAAAACTGCGTTCGGCGGCCGGCGAGATACGGATGCTGGTGGACCCTAAGTGCAAAGAGTTGATCAAAGATTTCGAGCAGGTGTCGTACAAGGCGGACAGCAACGCCATCGACAAGGACAGGGATCGCCACAGGACCCATCTTTCGGACGCGCTGGGTTACCTGTTATGGCAGGAATGCAGACCGCAGCCGGCGATCGGCGACCACCAGGAGCGGCTGATTTGAGGACCAGATGGTGAACATCGACCGAGAGCATCCCGAGTACGCCGCCAAGAAAGCCATGTGGAAGAAGTACCGGGACCTTTACGCCGGCGGCGAGCAGATGCGGGAGACCGCCTTCGAGTATCTGGTAAGGCGGCATAAGGAGCCCAACGATATCTATGCCGAACGGCTGAGCCGGGTATTCTACGAGAACTATATCGGCTCGATTATCGACTGGTACGCGGCGACGCTCATGCGGCGCGAGGCGGCCTTGGTGTTCGATGGCAGCGACGACGCAGCCAAGGGCTTTTACAACACCTTCGCGGACGACTGCGACCTGAAGGGCACTTCCATGGCCGAGTTTTTCCGGCAGCGGATCGTGCAGACGCTGGTGCAGGGGCGGAGTTATATTGTGGTGGATTTTCCGCGCTCGCCTGTCTCGGTCAGTAACCGCGCCGAAGAGGACGCCGTGGGACGTTCGCGGGCCTATCTGGTGGATTACTCGCCGGAGGAACTGATCAACTGGAGTTACGACGACCGCGGGGGGCTGGACTGGGCCGTGATCCGGACCTCATCGCTGCGAAAGTCCAAAGTCACCGAGAGCGAGTGGGTTCGCGAGACCCGCTGGATCTATTACGACCGCCAGAATTACCAGGTCTATCAGCAACTGAAGAGCCAAGAAGTGCGGCTGGTCGACGAAGGACTGCACGGGTTGGCCGGCCAGAACCGGGTGCCGATTTTCTCGCTGCGCGTGACCGAAGGGCTGTGGTTGATGAACAAAGCGGCCTTGTTGCAACTGGAGCACTTCAACAAGTCGAACGCGTTGGCGTGGGCGCTGACCATGGGCTTGTTCGCCTCGCCGGTGATCTACTCCGACCGTGAGTGGAACCAGATCGTGGGCGATTCCTATTTTATCCAACTGGCTCCCGGCGACCGCTTCGGGTGGACTGAGCCGGAAGGCAAAGTCTATCAAATTGCCGCCGACAACCTGATCCAGCTCAAAGACGAGATATACCGAGTGAGCTATCTGATTACGCACGCGGCCGGGTCGGAGTCATCGAGCCAGCACCAATCGGGCGCCAGCAAGCAGCGGGATTTCAGCATCACGCAGGAAGTGTTACGGGCATATGGCGACGCCGTCAAGGAGACCATGAAGCAAGTTCTGCGCGCCATCGCGGCGGCGCGCCAGGACAATATTTCGATCGACGTTTCCGGGCTGGACGAGTTTGATATCGCCGATTTCAGCAATGAATTAGACGACGCCCGTAAGCTGCTTACCCTAGGAATCGAATCCGAAACGCTGAAGAAACAGGTCTTCAAGAAACTGGCGTTCAAGTTTCTATCGGATGTGCGGCAGGAGATCAAGACTCAGATTGCGCAGGAGATCGACGCACAGAGCTGAGGCGCGCGAAACAGAGAAGAGGGGGTTATGGAAGAGACAGACGTACAAGCGATTGTGAAACAGGCGATCCAGGAGTTTCTGCACGAGCAGCAGGCCAAGAGTGAACCGGCCTACAAGACGGAACTGGTAGAGGAACGCAAGCGCCGTGAGCAACTGGAGCGGCGGCTGAACGAAGTAGAGGAAGAGAGCAAGCGCAGCCGGCAGGCGGCGGAGCTGGCGGAGAGAGGCGCATCCATCCGGGCGGAGCTGCAACGGCTGGGGGTGGCGAAGGTCGACCTGGCATACCGGGCGGTGCACGAGGGCGTCTTTCGCACTGAGGACGGCCGGCTGCTGGCGCACAGCGACGACGGCGAAGTGCCGCTCAAAGAATACTTGAGTAACTTCGTAAGCGAGAATCCGGAGTTCCTGCCGGCCAGGATACCCGGAGGATCGGGCATTACCGGCGCGCACAAGGCGCCGCGGGAAAGTACCGAGAGCGTGGACATAGAGAACATCCGGCCGGGAATGAGTGCCGAACAAACGGAAAAGGTGCGGAAGGAGATTCTGCGCGTCGCTTCGCAGAACCTGCGCGGCATATAAGGTAAGACAGGCAGGAATGCCTGAATTCAACAGACAGGCAGAATGGCCTTGTCAACTTAGGAGAATGAATGGCGATAATTACATCGGCTAATGTGGCCAGCGCGATTGTGAAGCTGGTGGCGGCGGACGCTTTGCCCGCCTTGGTCGGGAACCTGGTGATGGGTAACCTGGTTAACCGCGATTACGAACCCGTATTGGCGCAGGCAGGGGATACAGTGAACATCCCGATCCCCCCGGTTCTGGTAGCCAACAACATAGCAGAAGGCGGAACGGTTCAAACGCAGAACCCGAATCTGGGGAACGCGCAGATTGTATTGAACACACACGCCGAAGCGACTTTTCAGATTCCGGATGTAACCAAAGTGCTGGCGGTTCCGGACTTATTGCAGGTTTACATGCAGCCGGCGGTGGTAGCCATCGCCGAAAGCATCGAGACAAGCCTGCTGAACCTGTTTGCCGGGTTTACGGCAAACACGCCGGTAGGTACGCCGGGGACGCCACTGGTGGAAGCGGTAATCGACCAGGCAGAGAGCGCTCTTTTCACGGCCAAGGTTCCGGCCTCCGAGCCGAAGTTCCTCGTGGTGGACGCGGCCACCTACTCCGCACTGCGGCAGATTGAACGCTTCAGCGAATTCCAGACCGCCGGCGAAGCCGGGCTGCGGGCCTTGATCGACGGCACGGTGGGGAAGATCAAAGACTTCTTCGTGATGCGGTCGCAGTTTATCGCGTACACCGGCAGTTCGCCCATGACCACCCACAATCTGGCTTTCACCAAGCCTGCGATCGGTCTGGTCATCCGGAGACTGCCGCAACCTTTGTATGGCACGGGCGCCGTGGCGCACTACGCGGAGATGGGAAACTTCGGCATGCGCGTAGTGATGAGCTACCAGCCGAATACGTTGGCTCAACAGTTCACGGTGGACGTGTTGTACGGTTGCGCGGTAATCCGCAACAACTTTGGCGTTCAGGTGAATTCATAAGGCACGAGTGGCGCCGCACCCGGGTGGACAAACAAACAAAGGGGCCGGGTACGCGCGGCCCCAAAAGAGATAACCATGGACTTACAAGTGTATTTCAAGAAGATTCGCGCGGTGGAAGAGAGCCTGAAAGATCCTTCCGCGGTGGTGGTCAGCCTAGAGACTCAGGATGGCGGACGAGAAGGAGTACGCACCGAGGTCCCGCGCCGAATCGCAGCCAGGATGATCGTAGAGGGCGCCGCGCGGCTGGCGACGGCTGACGAAGCACGCGAGTTCCGCGAACAAAACGCGGAGGCTAAGCGGCAAGTGGACCAAATCGCGGCGGCGTCACGCATGCAATTCACCGTCATTTCGCCCACCGAGCTGCGCAAGCTGAAAGGCAGCGCTCAGCCGGGCAAGGATTAGGCCGCGGCGATGGCGCTATTCACCGATGGCATATCGACGATCCAGGACCTTATGGTTCAGGACTCGTCCGTGCTGGCCACGGCCCAGGCGGAGAACATCGATCTTAGCCAGAAACTGACGCTGGCGCAGCAGGAATTGGGGATCGAAGCGACCACCCTTCTGCAGCGCAGCAACACCTACGACTGGCAGTTCTGGCTGCAGCCGGACACGCAATTGAACAACATCGTGGTCACTCCGCCACTGCAGCTTTGGCACGTGTTCCAAACTCTGATGCTGGTCTATCAGGATGCGTACTTCAATCAACTGAACGATCGTTACAAGGGCAAGCGGGATCAATTTCAGCAACTCGCGAAGTGGGCCATGGACAAGCTAATTCAGACCGGCATCGGCATCGCTTCGGACCCGATCCCGCAGGCCCTTGCGCCACAACTGACGTCCATTCCCGGCGGTCTACCGGCAATGACTTACTGTGCCAGCGTGTCGTGGCTGAATGTGGAAGGCGAGGAGGGGCAGGCCAGTAATCCCAACACTCTTACCGTGGCGGCCGGGAATGCGCTCGTCGCCCAGCCCGTCAATCAGCCGGCGAATGCAACGGCCTGGAATGTTTACGTAGGCCTGTCGCCCACGGCCATGGCGCTCCAGAATACGACGGCATTGGCCCTGGACCAGGTCTGGGTCCAGGCAGGGCCTGTATCCACCTTGGGACAAGGGCCCGGGAGCGGACAGGCCCCGGACTATCTTCGCGCATTGCCGCGACTTCTTCAGAGAGGATAACAATGGCATGGGTAGGCAGCACGGTCACCGCACACGTAGTCACTCTTCTGGTGGCGCCGCAAGGTCTGAACGCCTGCGTATCGACGCTGGCCCAGGCCGAGAGTGTCACTCTGCCGCTAGTCGGACTAAATCAGATTCTGGCGCAGAACGTCTCCGTTGAACTGGCGGAGCGCAGCACCGACGTGCAATATCCGATGGTGAGCGTATACTGCGAGAAAATCGTGAACCAGCTCAAGGAGAAGTTCCGGAACTTTTCCGGAAAGGCCGCGATGGCGATCGAAGTGCGAGTTTCACAGGACAGACTGGACGGGATTGAGGATCAACTTCAAAGCTATGTCGATGCAGTGACTCAGGTGCTGGACCAGAACAGGGGCGACTGGGGTGAAGGAATGTACTACGCCGGATGCTATGAAGCGGCCTTGGGCGCCGTGAAGCACGGCGGGCAAAACTTCCTCCAGGTGGGAAAAGTGAGCTTCGACGTAGGAGTGAGCGACTAGAGCTATGGCTTCATATATTTCTTCCAATGCCAACCGTTTCTACGCTGCATTGGAAAGCGCATACGGACAGACGCCGGCGATCGCGGCACAGAACCGGTTTCCGGCGGTGAAGCTGACTGCCAAGAACCAGTTGGAGACTGCCAACCGGCGGGACAAGACGGGCAGCCGCACGTTCGTGGGAATACCCACGGGATTACGGCGCAATACCACTTTCGACGTGACCACTTACATGACAAGCTGGGGGGGGCAGAGTGCAGGTCCGTCTTACGGGCCGCTTTTCCAGGCTGGCATGGGCGCCGCTCCGGCGATGTACGCGGGAGGCGCGGCCGCGGCGGGTTCGACCGGCACGTCGCTGGTCTTCGCGGCGCCGCACGGGCTGGTGGCGGGACAAGGCGTCTCATGCAACGGCGAGATCCGGTTTGTCACGGCGATCGCGAGCGCAGCGGCAGTACAGGTGAACGCTCCGTTCTCCAGTGCTCCGACCGCGGGAACGGAGGTCGCGCCCTGCATTTCTTATTTTCTGGCGACGGCTTTGCCAAGCGTCAGCATTTTCGACTATTGGGACCCCAGTACGGCCCTCCAGCGGATTCTTTGCGGGGCGGCCGTAAACAAGATGACTGTAACAATTAATGGCGACTTTCACACGTTCGAGTTTAACGGAATGGCGCAAGACCTGCTTGACAGTTCCAGTTTTACGGCAGGAGAGGGACAACTTACCGGCTTTCCCGTGGAGCCGGCCCTTGCCGCCTTCGACTATTCGATCGTCCCGGGTAACATGGGCGAGGCTTGGCTGGGTATCGCGCCCAGCAAATTCTATACAATCACCAGCGGGACGTTCCAGTTAGACAACGGCCTGGATATGCGATCCAAGGAATTTGGAACCAACCTTCCGCTGGCTATTGCGCCCGGTCCGCGAACGGTGACGGCGGCCTTCAGCCTGTACGAACTGGACGATACCGCCACACAAGGGTTGTACCAGGCGGCAAGGCAGCAGTCGCCGGTAAGCGTGATGTTTCAACTGGGACAGCAAACCGGCCAGGTGGTGGGTGTCTACATGATGAGCGTGGTGCCGGTAGTGCCTGAATTCGACGACAGTGACAACCTGCTGCAGTGGAAGTTCCAGGGATCGAAAGCGCAGGGGACCGCAGACAACGAAATCGTGGTGGCATTTGGATAGCCGGGTTGGTGGCCAGATGGAATATACTAGCTTCGAAACGATAGACTCAACGGTGGCGCGTGGCGTAAGTTATACGGTCGCCAAGATGTCATTTGGACGCCGCGTGGAGCTGATGCGCCGAATCCGCGAGTTAGCTGCGCGCAGGGAATTCGTCGATGCGGGCGACACTCCCGACGAAAAGATGGAAGCCGCGCTGCTGGCATCCGAGATCGATCGGGTCTATCTGCTCTGGGGCTTGAAGGAAGTCGCCGGTCTGGAGTTGGACGGGCTGCCGGCCACTCCGGAGTCATTGGCCGCCAGCGGGTCTGAAGAGCTCTTCCGCGAGGCTTTGGCAGCCGTCAAGCACCAGTGCGGGCTGTCGGAAGCCGAAAGAAAAAACTGATTGCCGCACTCCATTTTCAATTTTCCGACCAGGCTGGCTGGGAGTGCGGGGCTTGCCGTAAAGCCAGCCTGGAGATGAGGCGCAGGTGCGGCTGGATACCGCGGGCGCTGGCAACGCCCGAGCGCGTGGTGTGGGCCAGGAACAACGCGTCGACCACCGTTTGTCCAAAATCGTTTATCGCGGCGCAAAGTATGGCATGGCTCGAGGAGTATCTGGTGCGCCGCAAGTTAGGGCAAAGGGGGATCGACGGGCTGGGGGCCCGCGAGGTGGAAGCTTTTGTGACCTTGGAGCACGAGCTCGCACAGTTGAACGGCGGCGCCGGCGCTCGACGCCAAAGCAGCGGCCCTGCGCCAAAGGGGAGAAATGTCTAGTACGTCACAACAGACACTGCTAACAGCTTTCAACCAGGCGTCGGGCAGCCCCGCGGGCCAATCGGCCAGCCAATCGACAGCCATCGACCAGGGCCTTATCGACGCGCTGGCGCAATCCACTCAGGTGATCGATGCCCAGACGCAGGCTACCGCCGCTAACACCGACGCGCTGGCGAAGGGTAGCCAGTCTCAGGGTTCGAGCGCCGGCAAGGATGTTACAGATGCGCTCGGCACAGCCAGCAGTGTTCTGGGGGGCGGCCTTAGCATCATGCCGCTGGTATCTCTGTTTTCCAGTTTGTTTGGCGGGGGACAGTCCGCTCAAGCCGCGCCCCTCGTGCCTTTTGCGCTGCCCCCCTCGCTGAACCTGCAGTCCACCTCCGGTGGCCAGGACGTGAGTTATGGCGAGAATGGCTTGCCGCGCTCCGCGGGAAGCGGCGGGTCGAACGCGGGTCAGCAGATCACCGTGCAGGTACAAGCCATGGACAGCCAGTCCTTTCTCGACCATAGCGACGATATCGCGTCGGCAGTCAAGCAGGCGATGTTGAACATGAACTCCATCAACGACGTAGTCACGAGCCTTTGACACCATGTTTCCGACACTCAAGACCGGCGCGACGCTGCAATATCCCGCGCAGAAAACGATGCGTTTCAACACCGACACCATCCGTTTCCTGGACGGCACCGAACAGCGGTTTCGCGACAACCCTTCGGTGTTGCATCAATGGACCATCCAACTCGACCTGCTGGACGAATCCGAGCTCGCCGCATTAGATCAGTTCTTCGTAACCAACCAGGGCAGATTCGGGAGCTTCTCGTTCACCGATCCGTGGGACGGAACGGTGTATCCGAACTGTAGCCTGGCCGTCGACACATTCGGATTTCAACTGAGCGGCGAAATGCGGGGCAAAACCACGCTGACTGTTTGCGAAAACCGGACCTGACATGCTTTATTTTCCACAATTATCGTCTGGTGCAACAGGCCAGTTTCCGATCACCAGGGAACGCTTGGCGAGGACGGTGGTGAACCAGAGCGTACAGGACTACCAGGTGAAGCTGGCCGATCCCGGAGCGGCCATCATGCATTGGCACTTATCATTCGAAGAGATCAGCGATCAGGAACTGGCTGCGATCGAAGCTCTCTTTCAGGCCGTAGAGGGAAGTTTGACGCCGTTCACTTTTCTCGATCCCGTCGACAATCTGCTGGCGTGGAGTGAGCAGCAGAGTCAGCCGGTATGGCAAGCGGGCCCCTTATTGGCGCTGACAGGCGGCGTGTCCGATCCGATGGGGGGTACGGCAGCCTATGCGGTCGGTAACCTGACAGCCGCCACATTGACGCTGCTACAGTCGATCAACGGGCCTGCCTCCCTGGACTACTGTCTCAGCCTCTATGCGCGGAGCGACGACAGCACACAGTTGTGGCTGGTGCGCGGCTCCGAGTCGGACGCGCGAGCGATCGGCCCTCAGTGGAACCGGCTCGCCTCCGCCGGGCAGCTACAAGACACAGCCGATATCATCAGCTTCGGCATCGCGCTGGATCCCGGAACTACGGTGGACATCTTCGGAATCCAAGCGGAGGCGCAGACCACCGCCTCGCTTTACAAACAAACGGCGGAGACGGGCGGCGTGTACGCGAACGCGCGGTTTCAAACGGACACGCTAACGATTACTACTGTAGGCCCGGACCGCAATTCCTGCGAGCTGGATATCGTCAATGTTGAGTATCTATGACCTGAAGGAACTGGCGGTCACGGACACGCCGCTGCTGCTGTTCCAGTGCGTCCTGCAGAACGGGCAGGCCGAGTACTGGAGCACGCACCAGGTGACTTATGGCGGCAACACCTATGCGGCGCGCGTGATGAAGAACAACGTGTTCGCCGTGCAGACAGCCTCGGACCAGGGCGTGGACGTGATTCCGCGCGTGTCCCTGTCACTCGCCAACGCCGACTCTTACTTCTCGGAATTGGAGCGATCGGTAGGATGGAAGGGCGCCACGATGACGGTGACGTTCCTCTTTTACAACCTGCTGGAAGGCGCGCCGACATCCGATGCCGCGGTGTTATTTCAGGGCATTGTCAACCCACCCGATCAGAGCACCGAATCGCTGTTCCAGCTTTCCGCCGTGAACTGGATGAGCATGCAGAGAGTGCTGCTGCCGCCGGTGCGGATCCAGCGGCGGTGTCCCTGGCTGTTTCCGTCCAATGCACAGCAGCGGCTGGAAGCGGTCACTGGCGGCGCCAGCGGAGCTTACTCATTGCTCTACCCTTGCGGATATTCGCCCGATCAGGCCGGGGGGGTGGGCGCCATGGTGGGCGGCATCCCCTACACCACATGCGCATATACACGCCTCGATTGCGAAGCCCGCGGGATGTTTTCCGGGCCGATGCGGTTCGGCGGACTCGAATTCGTGCCTTCTTCCATTCAGGTGCGCAGCTACGGCGGCGCATGGCAGTACGCAGCCGTAAACGACAATATTGCAATCTACAACGACTTTGTCCCGTTGTTGTACGGTACCGCCTGGTATTATCCCCCCATCGTATTTTCACGAAACGACGGAAACCTGACGTATATGGAAGTGTTGCTCGGAATGGGTCCGATCCAGGACGTGCAGATGGTGCTGGTGAACCAGATCCAAATTCCCATCGGGCAAACTGGCACGAACATGGACGCGACAGGCTGGTACAACGTAGTCAGCCTCGGCAGCCGGAACGGTGCGTTCGATCCCAATTTTACGGACGCGGCGGGCAACCCGGCCGGCGATCCTTACGGCAGTATGGCGTACCTTTCGGTTGTGGTACCGAATCAGATCAGCAACGGTCAGTCACTGCCGACGGTGCAAGTTCTGGCGGATGGCTTGCAACTGCCGACCTACGCGGCCGATGGCACTTACCAGAGCACTGTGTTCACCGCCAATCCCGCATGGATTTTGCTGGATATTCTCCAACGAAGTGGATGGGGCCCTGCGAATATCGATCTGACGACATTCGCCGCAACGGCAGCGTATTGCGATCAGCAGATCCAGGCTCAGGATCTGAACGGAAACAACGTCACGATCCCGCGTTTTCAGTGCAACTTGTGTTTGCAGGACCAACGCAACGCGGCGGATACAATCCGCGGAATCCGGAACACCGCCAGGCTCCTATTCACGTACAGCGTAGGTGGCATGCTGCAGTTACAAGTGGAAAACACAATCGCGCTACAGCAACCAACGCAGCCGGCGTGGAGCAACAGCACCGAGCCGCTGAACGGAGGCTGGCCGGCTTATGAGTTCAGCGACGGATCGACAGGCACCGCGAACATCTTGCGCAAGGCCAACGGCGAGCCCAGCGTGCAGGTGTCGTCCCGAAGCATCGCCGACACACCGAACCAGGTGACTATTGAGTTTCAAGACGCCTTCAACGGGTATCAGCAGGACAGCCTGCTCACGGTCGATGTGAACGATACCCAGCTTACGGGCCAGGTAATTACCACCACGCTCATGGCGTTGGGGATTCCGAACTACGATCAGGCCGCGCGCATCTCTCAGTTCACCCTGGATAAGTCAATCGGTGGAAACACTTACATTACATTTGACACTAACGTGAAGGCGCTAGGCTTGCGGCCCGGCGACATCGTTACGGTCACCTATCTCAAAGAAGGCTTTGAACGGCAGCCCTTCCGCATAACCAAGATCGCGCCGGGCACGAACTATAGGATCACCACAATTACGGCGCAGGTGCAGCAGGACGAATGGTACTTGGATACCAACGGCCAGATACCGGGCGCGGCCGCCAGCTTGCAGCCCGGCTCAGGCGTAGGCGTGCCTCGTCCACTGCTAGGCAACATACTCGATGCCAACGGTAATCCGGAATACCAGATCGCGGAGAGCTCCAGCAACTCGAGCGATGGCGGCGTTGACGAAGAGCTGACGGTGGGGTTCCTTATGCCGTCTACGACCACAACGGGCGGCCCGGGTATGCCGCTGGTCAGCCTGGCCGCCACGATCGAGGCAGGCGGGACGCTGGCGGGCGGTCAGATACTCTATTACGCCGTGAGCGCGTTGGATTCGGCGGGAAACGAAAGCGTTTTATCGTTCATGATACTTGCCAGCATACCGCCCGGTTCTAACGCCAACAGCGTGACGTTGACTGGACTGAGTTTCGACACCAGTACCACAAGTTTCAACGTATACCGCGGGCCGAATCCCCAACAGATGGGCCGAATCGCATTCAGTCAGACGCTGGCCTCCAGTTTCACCGATACCGGGCTGACAGACCAGGTGTGGGTGCCGCCCGATCCGGCATTCGATCACGCCAACTTCTATTGGCGCACGGAATTGCAGCCGCCCTACGCCGCGACCATCGCAACCGCCAACACGGTCGGCAACGCAACCGCCGAAATGGGCGGCGTCAATTATGCCGGCACGATCGTCCGGATTCTCAGCGGTACCGGCGCGGACCAGGAGTACCCGATTGCATCGAACACCGCGACTATTCTTACGCTGACCGAACCGTGGGGTGTGCAACCGGATGCAACCAGCCAATTCGTCGTGGCGGAGGCGGCCTGGCATTTCGCGGCCACCGCCAAGACCAGCCCAGTTGAGTTTGAAATTCCCAATGAGACGGGTGTCACCCTGCACATACAGGGCAGAGGGGCAAACGTGAATAATCTGGAAGGGCCGCCGCTGCTATCGACACTGACCCGGTGGATGATAGGCGGCGGAGGGCTAGGAGACATGGCGGCCCCTCCCCTGCCCGTCTTCGGTCTCGGTACATCGTCGCTCGAAAGCGGCACCGTGGAACTAAGCGGGGTCTCTTTCCAGACACTCACGAACACTACCAGCGTAACGGCCGGCACGTTGACTATGTACTACTGGGACGAGCTGATCGGAAGCACGCCATACCTATTGTCCGCCCTGATGGCGGCCACCGACACCGTATTGAATCTGACGCCGGCCGGCAGCGCGGCGGCGGGTTCGTTCGTTCAAGTCGAGGCGGAAGTGATGCAAGTGGTGTCATCCGCAAACGGCGGGCTGCAATATCAGGTGACTCGCGGCATGCATGGCACAACGGCAGCGTCGCACGCCGCACAAATTGCGGTGTATCAGCTGTCGAGCACGGTCGCCGTAGCTCCTTTCCCGATGGACTTCTTTGGCAGTCCACTTAGCGGTAACTGGAGCTATCCGATGCCGCTGCCGAATGCGAAGGTGGCAAGCGCGGAATTGTTCGTCACAAATTCTAGAGGCAACAGCCCGACGGCCGCGATCAACCTGACACAGTCGGTGGACTATGGGATGCGGACGCTTTCCGGCGGACAGTACTCGTTCCAGGTGCAGGGATTTCTGGCGGTGGACAGCGACCCCGCGCCGAACGTGATCGTGGAAGCGGCGCATGCGGTGCAGGATGTGTATGCGATCGTGAAGCAGGCTCCCGTGGGGGGCCCCATACAAATTACCCTGAGCCAGAATGGTTCGCCCTACTGCACTCTTTCAATCCCCGCCGGCGCCATCATCTCGCCCAGTGTGGACGGCTTCGGGATGCCATTGCTGGCGCAGGCGCAACTTAGCTTAGCGATTACAGCGGTGGGACAAACCAGCCCAGGCTCCGACCTGACGGTAATCCTGCGGTTGTGACCAGCCGGCCAAACGCATGACCACGATTCAGAAGCTTACTCCTAACCAGGACTTGCAGTGCTACTTCTACGAGCCCTCCGCAGTGGCGGCACTTAGCGCGACGAGTCCGAATGGCTTCACCGTTTCCGGTTGCTGGCGCACCCAGTCCGACTGGGCCGTTGTCGAATGGAATCGCGACAACGTATTCGAGCATCCGTTATTCCGCAACCTTCCGGACAGCGATTTGAGCGGGCTGCAGCTCTCGTACCAGGAGACGCGCACCAACTGCATCGCGATCGATTCAGTGCTGTATCCCACCGTGGACTGGCCGTATCTGCGCGTATGGGCCGATCCGGGAACAGGCGAGCAAATCTATAAAATTCCGTTGCTAGCGAATGCGGCGCCGGTGACGGGAAGCTATACGCCGGCGGCGGCGACTTTCGCGCTGCAAGGGGCGGCAACGACCGGAGATTATATCGAGCTGGCCTGGGACGAAGAGCACTACACCTATCAACTCTACGGGACAGATACGCTGGCATCGGCTGCAGCGGCGTTGGCCAACAGCATCAACACGTTCTCCCAATCGATGCGGGCTTCACCCAATGGCGCTGCCATCACACTAACGCTCGCCAATGGCAGCACCGGCACGAACGGTAACCGGATTGGTGTTTATGGAAATGTCTATCGCGCGCCGCCCGGAACGCCCACCGAAACTTGGCAGCCCGGATGGCAGCTTCTCAGCGGCGGCGAATCGCCGGCCCAGTGGCAGGTTGCTCTGAACTTCAGTTCGATCAGCGGGTTGGATCCAACTGGCGCCACGGTGCCCGTACCCATGAATGCAGTGCGCAAGATGCGCTGGACCTGGGCGGCCGACCTGCAGCCAGGGAATTTCGCGCGCAGCGAGTTTGCGGTGGCGGTTTCAAACTGGATCGTTAGCGGCTCGAACCGCGCCTACCAGGTAGCGGGCCCGGGAAGCTGGCGCGTGGAAGACGACGATGTGGCCATCGTGTACACAGGCCAATGGACTACTGCTATCGGTAACTACTCGGGCGGATCGATCGGTTATGCAACCACGCCGGGCGCGAGTGTAAGCTACTCCTACCAATCGCCGCAAAACCATTTACTGAACCTCGGGACCCGAAGATTTGCCACCGCCGCCCAGCTATCCGTTCAGGTAGATCAGAATCCCGTACAGGTCTTGAGCGTCGCGCTGGCGGGTGAAGATGTCCTGGTGCGATGGGAATTGGGCGCCATGTCGGGTGGGACACAGCACACCGTAACAGTCACACACGCGGGCGCGGTAGGATCTACCTTCTATTTCGACTTCCTTGAAATTGCGATTCCGACCGGCGACATACCTTACTTCGTACCGGACCCGCAGACGACGCTGGCGACCGACTGGGACACGCTACACTCGCAGGCCCTGGCGCCCGAGCGGACCGCGTGGCTGATCCAGGCGTTGGGTTTCGCGGGAAGGGCGAATCACTATGCGGGCGCGTTGTGGTTTTACGAGTTGCTTTGCTCCGGGCAAGAGTACGCCACCGGGACGATCGCGTTTTCCGGCGCGTCGCAGTTCGGTAACACGACTCAGGTTTCGCTGGGGCCGACTGTTTTCACGCACCTGAACTTGATCGGCGATACAATCACAAGCCTGGCCCAGGCGTTCGCGCTACTCATCAATGAAGGGTCCACCGGCGTGTGGGCGCTGGCGAACGATGCGGTGCTCACGATCACCGCACGCATCATGGGCAGCGCCGGAGACGGACTGATCTTGTCCGTCGATGTCGGCGGCAGTACAACCCTACAGGCGCAATCAAGCGGAGCGCTGGCGGGCGGAGTGGATGGCGCCTGGCTTACAGACTTGACTGTCATACCGCGAATCAATCGCGCCGCGCGCGACTGGAGCCAGAGTTTCTACATGGCGCTCAACAGCTACGGCATCGAGGTGACAGCTTCGTTCAGCACGGAACTGGGAAATGGAGACCCATCGGCGTCCGCCGGCATCGCCCAGTGCTATCCGGATGGCAGCGCGACGCTGGTGAACACACCAGCTTTGCAGACGAATTTCTCGCCGGCGAGTTTGGCGTACTGGCAGCAGGTCTATCTCGATATGGCCAACGTAATGGCCGCGGCGGGCGTGCCGGCGTATCTGCAATTCGGCGAAGTGCAGTGGTGGTACTTCTGCCCGCCGGCGGATCCGGCCGATGGCAACTGGACGCCGATCCCTAATGGCGGCATGCCTTTCTATGACGCCTATACCACGGCCACGTTTCAATCGCAGTACGGGCGGCAAATGCACGTTTTTACGGACCCGAGCAACGACCCTACGCCATACCCGCAGGAATCCGCCTTTCTGCCCGGACTGATCGGCCAGTTCACTGCCGCGATCATGACCTTTGTGCGGCAGACATACGCGACTGCACAGTTCGAAGTGCTCTACCCGCCGGACACGAACAACGCTCCGTTGACCAGTGTGGTCAACTTGCCGGCGCAGTGGTCTCCAGCGAACTTCAACTGCTTCAAGACTGAAAACTTCACTTACACAGGCGACTACGATCTGAACGCGGCTGTTACTTCGATCGACCTACCGATTCAATTGGGCTTTGCGCGGGCTGATAGCGCGCATCTGGTGGGCATCGGCAATTACACGACACCGTGGGAAAAGGAGGCTCGTATCGCGAAGGCGATGCAACTGGAATCGGTGGTGCTGTTCGCACTGGACCAATGTTGCCTGATCGGCTATGGGCTGCCGCTCTTGCCCTCGCCCGGCCGGGGCCTGTTTATGGGGGACTGA